TTTCTGCGATCCTTTCATCTGACCGCCTGTTTTATTGTTTAAGTTTCGTACAAATACGCTATTAGGCGTTTTTCGGCCAGCAGTTTCATAGATAGCACCAGCTGCAGATTTGTTAAACAATTTTGCTAACGATCTAAATCCGCGTGTGTTTGGCTTGCTTGGCGATGTCTTATAACCAATGCCTGCATCGACTGCCTTAGCATTGTAGGTTGGAAAAGTACCTTGGCTGTTCGTCTTAGGTCGCCAGTTACTTAGGATTTGAGAATCGCCCACGGCATAACCGCGAGCAGCTTTAGCGACTGGCCGTAAGGCGAGTCCCATCTCCTTAGTAACTAACTTTGCCAGATCAGGGGCATAGGCGCGTAAAGCCTTACGCAGTTCTATTGCGCCCTTTACCTCGACTGGCATTTCGTGCCTCCTTGTTACGGTCTTTTAATCCCATTAACATCGCTTGCAACATCCTGTGATCTAGTTCCAATAAATACTGTGGCGCGATACTTGTTTCCAAACTGATCCGTGCGATCAGATAAGTAAATGAGTCGCGCCCTATAGTTCCGGGTCATCGTCTAACACTTCCACCTTGGCAAGCATGTCCATGAACTCTGCGCCAAATAGCGGAATTGTTACAGCTGCTCTTTTAAGGCACTCATACGCCAACCAGTAAACATCGGTTTGCTTTTGATCCTCAACAAAGCATTTATGAAAACCTTTACCTTTATACAACTCAAAGGCATACTCTATTGACGGCGTAATCTGATGCTCAGTTACCTCGCCAGTTGCCCTTGTTATTTTGAGTTTTGCCATTTTGTTTGCCCTTTCGTATTTAGGTTAGAACGCAACCGTAGGTGATACGGTTACAACTGAATTGACTGTAAATGAAAGGCTAGATGCAGCTTCATCGGCTACGCCACCGTTACCTACAGGTGTTAGGTTATTTACCAAAATATTAAATTGGTATGAAGGATTAGCAGCTGATACAGCTGTACCTTTTACTGTAATCATTGACACGGCTAAAGTTTGACCAGCTGCAGCGTTTAGTGTTTGCATAGCCTGAGATGATGCCCAGTCGTTTAGGAAGTCGATGCTCAGGGTTGCAGCTTGCAAACCTGCTACATATTTATGAGCAAGATCGCCCATAGCTGTAACCTCAAGCTCGTCAAAAATTTGTGTAAGCGTTACAGCTGTCACATAACTTGAAATGTCAATGCTTGGAACTGTTGGCGCAGCCGCTGTGGCAAGTTTAACGCCAACATTATTATTTAGATAAATTGCCATTTTGTTTATTCCTCGTCTGTTTTTGTAGTGGCTTTAGATGGTGTTGCGTTTTCTTTCACTTGGCCAACTTTAATTAGCCAGGCTAACTCTGTATCTTTATCAGGCATTTTTTAACTCCAACTTGTTAGTATGGTTATATTAAATTCGGCTGTTAATAGATCGCCGCTATCTGCATTTAATACGCCGGGCGCGCTAACGCTAGTTATATTAAATACAAGGTTAGATGCAGCTAATTTTGTATAGGCTGCAACGATAAAATCCTCAATGCCCTGCAGGTTGCCCTGGTTATCGAACATGGGAACGGTTAGCAAAATCTTAAAATTAGCCATTGGTGAAATAGTTATCTGGCTGTTATTGCTAGGTGTTAAATATGGATCGGCTGGGATTACCACGCAGCTGTTAGCCAGGATGGTTGCAGGTGGGTATGCAAATACAGACCATACGCCGTTATTGGTTAAAGCCGTTGCGATGGTGCTGCGCAGGGTTGTAATAGCTGCCGTAGGCATTTATCCCACCATGCTATTCGGACTAGCGTACGGGGCTAACAGGCCACGGATTTTACCGATCATGCTGTTGCCCATCCTGTACGGGCTAGGGCTAAAGCCATCGAGTCCCACGCCGCCAGTCTGACTGACCTGCCTAGCCTGCCAAATATCTACCGCCAAAATCATGGCCGCTTCTCTAACACTTGGCGTATTAACGTAAGTGGCTGTTTTTGTATCCTCGCCTGTAGCTGTGCCATAAGGCAATACACGGCGAAAATTTTGATTGGCTGCAGTCTTAGCGTATTGAATATAACTAAAACCTTGCGAAAACGAATAATAATTTAGTTGTAAATTAAAAGCAGGCACGGTGTTTGTAGTGCTAGTTCCGTAAGGGAAAGTGCCTGTAATTGTATAAGTGCCGTTAAATGTTGAACCAGCCCCAGCAATAGTTACAGATTCTCCAACAGTAAATATGCCGGGGTTGGCCAACATGACAGTCGCAACGTTACTTGCCAATGCAGTCCCCACGACTGGCGCAGAATCAAACCAAAGGAAACTGTTAATTTGATCTTGCGCAGCTTGGCAGCACTCTTCGACCGTACTATCTGAGTAAAGAGTACCGATACCTAAATTGGCACGTAGCTCGGCTACGGTAACGTAACTAGCTGGCATCGGTACTCCTTACTTAGTAGGGGTCGGTAGGGCAAAGGGCTAATGCCCTACCGACTATTAGGGTTATGAATTAGGTCAAATTAAAGCGACGTAGGCCACCTGCAAATACGGCCTGCGCTGCAATATAACCATAAAGTGAAATTTCAATTTCTCCAGTAGTTGGAACATTTGTTCCCAATGTAAGTACAGGAGATTCAAAAATTTCGATTGAACGTGGCTCGATAATAAATGCTGATTCATCGATTGAAGTTGCAACCATATTTGCATCTGTGTAGTAATCAAGACCAAGCACGTTACCGCGAATCGAAGTTGGATTTACAGTACCGCCTGGGTTCATCTGCATTGGCTGAGCATTGTAAATTGGTCGGCCAGTTGTATCTGTTGCAGAAAGTAAAGTGCTCCAAATGGATGTACCTGATACGAACGCTGTTGCTGTTCGCTTAGTTGCGTTGTAAACGGCAGGTGATTCTGTAGATACGAAGGAAATAATTCCTGCTGAATCTGCAGCTGTTGCTGTTGCCTGTGTACCGCCAGCAGTAATTTGTGCAATTACATACTGATCAGTTGCCTGAGCATACGCATCCCGTAAATTAGCGAGCATAATTTCATAAAAGCTGGGATCAGACCGGTCAAGGAGCTCAACTGAATAGCGTTGAAAACCCATTTTTTTAATTACTGTCGCATTTACATACGCTGAAGTAATCGCTGTAGTTCCTGTTGGATCGCCACCTTCTGCAACAGTTGCCGCAGTTGAGTTAGCAGTGATTTTAGGGATTGACACCGTCATGCCGTAGCTAGAAAGCGCACGTGTACCACCGCAAGCATCAATAACTGGGCGCATCGCATTTGTGTTAGTTGCTACGTCGCGTACATAAGATACTGGTGAAAATGCTGGGTTTGTTGTAAAGCTGTCATCGGCTGCTTTGACGTAAAGGCGTGAGTCATCGTTACCTAATGATGCTTTGATTGTGTGCTCTAGGTATGCGCCACCTGTTGTAATTGGTGATCGGACACTTTGACTGTTTAATGCAGAAGGTCGGATGATTGGGCGAGCTGCTTCTACTGTCGGTGCAGCTGCTTCCTCAGTCTTATCCTCATTAGGAGTTTCGGGGGCTGTGGTCACAGTCGCCTCGCTTTCTGTTTCGATTGGTTGGTTTGGTTGTTCTACTGTGTCGCTTTCGCTAGCAGCAATTTTTTGCACTCCAGCTCCTGCAAATGCCGGGGTCTCGACTAAACTGACCTCACGCAAGGAAGCTGAAGTGACCAGGAGATAATCTTTTTCAGGCTTTGATGCGATAACTTCAACACCAACGGATAAGCCATCCATTAATTGTTCCTGGGCGAGCAAAATTGCATCGTTACCTTTTGTGCTTGCACTAATTTTAAAACTTGCGTAAAGACCTGATTCGTCTGATGTCATAGATTGCATGCGGCCAATAACTTGCGAATTATCGTGAGACATAAGCAATTTTACTTTAGATATTTCAGCTGCAGTAATGCTGCCCGGTGCAAACATTACTTTGCCTGCACTTGTATTGCCGATCTCGCCATAGGGCGCAATCTTGCCAGCAATAATTCGGCGATCACCATTATCTATTGCTTGAATAGATCCACTAAAGGTTAATTGCATCTTCATCTCCTAATCCGTATGGGCTCATTTGTTCCATCTCCCGTGCTTGCTCAACATCAATTAAGCCAAGTGAAAGCATTTTTTCTATAGCATCTAAACGAGCCATAGTGTCTGCACGTAAGAAAGTTTCATCAACGGCAAATTTAACTATGTTGCCGCGCCGAGTAATGTCATCCATGCTTAAACGTTCCTCGATTGCACAAATGTAAGGTTGCAAAGTGTAAGCAACATACTCTTTACGAGAATCTAAGACGTTTTGATAAGTCATGCTGTTATTCATATCGCTGCTTACCATAAATGCCGGCACGTTCATTAAACGAGCAATTTCAGTGCTTAGATATTGTGATGCTTCGTTATACATCATGTCTTTAGGACTAAAGCCAATATTTTGCACTTCTAATTGGCTTGTCAAATAAGCTGTTGATCTGTTAGCTCGAGCTGATTTCCAACTTGCCAAAATTCCTTGAATCTGTGCTTCAGGTAAATCAGCACCGTTATTCCGAATCACAGACGTTGCCATCGGCGTAGCTGCGCTTACTGCACTCGCTTTTTGTATATCGATAGCCGCTTGAATTGTGCGGCCACCAGTTTCTAATACACCCGGTAATAATGATTGAAAAGTAACAAGTGAACCAATACCAGACATTGGTACTCGGTTGCCATCAACTAAATAATAAGAAACTTCATAGCCGTTTGAATCGGTTGAAACTGTAATGCGAGTATTTGCAACCCACTCAAAACCTGATGGGCGACCATCGTCTGCGTAAAGAGAAGTAACGCGCCAATATGCAACGCCGTAAAAAATTAAACTATCAACCGTATAAGCAAGGGTAACTGCACGCGGCTGTCGTATGTCGGGCTGCTCAAGCCATATTGGGCTTTCTAATTCTTCGCCAGTAGATTTTTTGTAAAGTTCTAAAGGCAAATAACTAATTACGCCGCAAATTAAATTTCTGCATCTACTAACTGTGGCTACCTGGAGTGCAGTTCCGCGATCAATAATGCCTGCGCCGTAACCATTGTTAAACAGGCCGCCGTAACTATTAACGCCGCTACCGAAACGATCGGACATAATTGCAGGGGCTAGCTGTGCATCTATTTGCACTTTATCCTTGCTACGTAAGCCGATAGTTTGCAGTAATCCCATAAGGGCGATTTTCTCAAATTGTCAAGCATATTACCGATTGTGTTCGGCGTGTCGCTAGGCGTATATCTTGGCTTCCTGCATTGGCTTAGATAAGTGCATAACCAGCATGGCTGCGCTGATCGGCGCGGCTACGCTGCCGCTGGATCGCTTGCGGATAATTCTCCAGGCTTGATCGTTACTTTTAGCAGCTACGTTATCCATGGACTCGTTTAGAAATTCTTGATTACCGTGAACTACGCGCTTATTGTCTATGTAATCTTTAAAGGTCGAACAAGCTGTATAAAACTGCGAGCCTGAGCAGTCCTCTACCTTTATGCCTGATACCTGTAGGCGGTCGGCAATAGCCTGCCCGGTGTATTTATCGAATAGGACTTGCTTAGGCATCCACTCATCGCAATAGCCTTTAATATCTACGGCGATCTT